CGGTCAATAAGACTGATAAACCTAGATGCAGTTTAGCATTCAACGTAGTACCTAAAGTAGGATTTGGAGAGGAAGAGAACTTAACTGAATTAATATTTTAATGAAACAAGAACAAGGATACATATACCACTCAAACAGGAATATTGGAGATAAATTTTTTATCTGGCATATACAGGGAGGATTAGGTAAAAATATTGCAGCAACCTCTCTATGTAAAGATATAAAAGAAGCTTTTCCTGACAGAAAGCTGATAATGGTAGTATCCTATCCAGAAGCATTTCTAAATAACCCTTATATCGATAGGGTATACAATTTAACACAAGCACCCTACTTCTATGAAGACTATATCTACGAGAAAGATATCATTGTCTGTAGACACGAACCCTACAATCAAACAGGACATATTACTAAAACAAAGCATTTGATTGAAAACTGGTGCGATCTACTGGGTATAAAATATACTGAACAACAGCCCCAAGTATTTGCAAACTACGTACAAAGACAATTAGTCGGTCTTTGGAAAAGACAAAAACCAACAATAGTTATTCAAACAGGGGGAGGACCGGGCCAAGGTCAAAAGTATAATTACTCCTGGACCCGCGATATGCCTCAAGATATAGCCCAGGCAATTGTAAATAAATTCAGAAATCAATACCACATATTTCAAGTAACTAGACCCGACGGATATCACCTAGACGGGGTAGAGAGAATAGACCAACAGCTATCCAATATTGAGTTATTTGCAATACTAGTTGATGCACAGAAACGCGTTCTAATCGATTCTTGTCTACAGCATGCTGCTGCCGCATTCAAACTTCCATCGACAGTACTATGGGTAGGAACTTCGCCGACAGTATTCGGATATAGATTACATAAAAATGTAGTTGCAAACCTACCCAAGAAAGCAAATCAGCTCATAGGATCGTATCTCTTTGATTTTCAATTTGAAAATAATCTACACGAATGTCCTTACATGGAGTTAACAGACATGTTTAATATTGACGAAATACTCAATAACATTTGATTCTAATATATTTATTATCAAATGTGACGTAGTATGAAAGTTTGCGGACCTCCTAACCTAGTTATATCAGGCCAAGCGGTTTTAACACTTGGAAGAGCAGACGATACTGCTATAGAGGGCGCTATATGGTATAATAAATTATTACAGAAAGTACAGTATACCGGGCTTGGTAATGGAGCATGGGCGGCAGGCGGTGCTTTAATCACTGCTAGAAACGGGCTCGCCGGAGCAGGTACTCAAAACTCAGCCCTCGCATTCGGGGGTAGTACTCCAACAGTAGTATCTTGTACAGAAGAGTATAATGGATCATCTTGGGCAGCAGGCGGAGCTTTAATTACCGCTAGATATCTTTTAGCTGGAGCAGGTACTCAAAATGCTGGTCTCGCTTTCGGAGGTGGTATACCAACTATAGTAGCTTGTACTGAAGAATATAACGGAACAGCCTGGTCGACAGGTACTACTTTAATTACAGCTAGATTTAATTTAGCAGGAGCAGGAACACAAAATGCGGGGCTTGCTTTTGGAGGATATGCCGGAACTCCGGTTAGTAGTAACGTATCCTGTACGGAAGAGTATGACGGATCTAATTGGTCGGCCGGTGGAGCAATGATTAATGCCCGATGTATTCTAGCAGGAGTAGGTACACAAAATGCTGGTCTTGCATTTGGCGGACAGAACGGACCTATACTATCATGTACAGAAGAATATAACGGAACTAATTGGTCGGCAGGCGGCGCTATGATTATTGGCAGGAGAACACTAGCTGGTGCAGGGACACAAAATGCAGGTTTAGCCTTTGGAGGTACAACTCCAAATGAGGCTTGTACAGAGGAATACAATGGTATATCATGGTTAGCAGGCGGCGCATTAATTACCGGTAGAGGTAGTTTAGCAGGCGCAGGTACATTTGCTAAAGCTCTTGCTTTTGGAGGAGATCCAAATGTAGCATGCACAGAAGAATACAATACAGTACCAGTCATATGCTGCTTCTAAAATATTTATAATAGAAAGGACAACACCACATATCAATGAACATAGATAATTCAAATTTAGTCATTACAGGATCGGCAGTACTGATACTTAATACAGTATCGAATACAACTACTGCTGGTAATATGTGGTTTAATCCTACATTAGGAAAAATACAGTTTACATTTGGTACAGGAAATGGTATATGGTCGGCAGGCGGTGCTTTGATTACTTGTAGAGTAGAAGGAGCAGGAGGAGCAGGTACACAAAATGCAGGTTTAGTATTTGGAGGAGGGGATGGTGGACCTAATCCTTTAAGAAATACAGAAGAATATAACGGAACATCGTGGGCAGCAGGCGGTAATTTAATTACGTGTAGATTTGGAGTAGGTGGAGCAGGAATCCAAAACGCAGGCCTTGCTTTTGGGGGAAATAATCCTTCAATTAATGTAGGAACATGCACAGAAGAATATAATGGATCTTCTTGGTCAGCCGGCGGCGCTTTAATTAATGGTACATCTCAATTAGCGGGAGCGGGAACTCAAAACGCAGCATTAGCCTCTGGAGGTACTTCATATGTATCGTGCACAGAAGAATATAACGGAACTTCGTGGTTAGCAGGCGGTGCTTTAATATTCGGTAGAGAGTCGTCAGCAGGAGCAGGAACACAAAATGCAGCTCTTTCTTTTGGTGGACAAGGATATACTTGTACAGAAGAATATGACGGATCAGCATGGGCTACAGGCGGTGCACTGATTAACGGTGTTACTAAATTAGCAGGTGCAGGAAGCCAAAATGCAGGTCTTGCATTTGGCGGATCACCGGGATATGCCTGCACGGAAGAATATAACGGAACTGTATGGTCGACAGGCGGTGCTTTGATTACTGGTAGACAACAATTAGCAGGAGCAGGAACACAAGCTAGTGGTCTTGCTTTTGGAGGAAATCCATCTGGAGCATCATGCACAGAAGAATACAACGGAATATCAATATGTACAATCCCAGAATAAACAATAAAAACATCAACAATACAACATGTTAATTAACGGCCCTAATTTAACACTTTCAGGTACTGCAGTTTTGGTGCTTGGTAAAACACCAACACCAGAGATTGAAGGCAGTATGTGGTATGATGAAGATGAGGGGAGAGTTAAATATACCGGACCGCAAGCTTGGTCAACGGGTGGCGCTATGATTTACGCTAGGTTCGAATTAGCAGGAGCAGGTACACAAAACGCAGGTCTTGCTTTTGGAGGGAGGGCACTCCCCCCTGTCAACAGTGTATCTTGTACAGAAGAATATGATGGAACTTCTTGGACAGCGGGTGGTGCTTTAGCTAGTGCTCGACATGGATTAGCAGGAGCAGGAACACAAAACGCCGGACTTGCTTTTGGAGGTTTTTACTCACCGTATGTACTTAAATGTACAGAAGAATATGATGGATCATCATGGTCAGCAGGAGGTGCTTTAATTACTGGTAGATATTACTTAGCAGGAACAGGAACACAAAATGCCGCTTTAGCTGTTGGAGGAGACAGCCCATATGGAGCATGTACAGAAGAATATGATGGATCATCATGGTCAGCAGGAAGCGCGTTAATTACCGCTAGAAAATATTTAGCAGGAGCAGGTACACAAAACGCTGGGCTTGTTTTTGGAGGAGAAGATAACGCTTCAATTGTCTCTTGCACAGAAGAATACAATGGATCTGCTTGGTCAGCAGGCGGTGCTTTGATTACTGCTAGATTTGCTTTAGCAGGAGCAGGAACACAAAACGCCGGACTTGCTTTTGGTGGACAAGGATATACTTGTACAGAAGAGTATAATGGATCTACTTGGACAGCAGGTTGTGCTTTAAGTACTGCTAGATATGCATTAGCAGGGGCAGGTACACAAAATGCAGCTCTTGCATTTGGGGGCATTACCGGACCAACAGAAGTAGCATGCACAGAAGAATATAGTTATATAGTCTGTACTTTATAAAAAAGTTTTGAAAACATAAAAAATTTAGTTATATTTAAATTAAGTTATGAGACAAAAAATATTTTATCAAAGCTCACTTCCTAGAGCCGGTTCAACATTACTACAAAACCTCATTGGACAAAATCCTGATTTTCATGTTACGCCTACCTCCGGTATGATTGATCTAGTACTAGGTGCTAGAATTGGTTATAACGGAAACAAAGAAGCATACGCTGGGGATAAAGAAATGTGGCGTGACGGGTTTTATGCCTTCTGTAGAGAGGGACTAAGAGGTTATATCGAAAATTTAACTGACAAGCCTTACATTCTAGACAAAAATAGAAATTGGGGTTCTGTTTACTCCTTAGTGAATAACATTTATCCAAATCCTAAAATGCTATACATGGTAAGGGATTTGAGAGCGGTATTTGCTTCTATGGAGAAAAAATTTAGAGCCAATCCCGATAGAGATCAGGGTGAAATAGACAATGCTAAATTAACGGGTTTAACTACACAGCAGCGAGTAGAAAAATGGGCCGTAGGACATCCAATAGGGCATGCAGTACCAAAGCTATATCAAGCAATACTTGATAAGACAGCTCAAAACTTTCTTATTATTAGATATGAGGATCTCTGCACTAAACCAGAGGCAATGATGCAGAGTATCTATCAATATCTTGAAGTACCTTATTACCAACATAACTTCAGCCATATACCTCAAATCACAGTAGAAGATGATACCGTACACGGTATTTATGGCGATCATACAATTAGAAATACATTAGGTGCTCTACCTGATGATTCAAGAGACATATTAGGCGATTACACCTACGAATGGATCTACAACAGTCACAAATGGTTCTTTGACATATTCGGTTATAAAAAATGATTATAGTATTATTCGGACAGCCCCACTGCGGTAAGTCTACCCTGGCAAAAAAATTAGTAAACGAACAGTGTTTCGGTGAATACTGGAATATTGACGGAGATGAACTGCGTGAAATCTTTAAAAACAAAAATTTCAGTAGAAAAGGCCGTATTCAAAATCTGAATAGAGCCAGTGATATTGCTCACTACATGAATAGTATAGGTAGTGACGGTATTATTCTATCTCTCGTATATCCTTATAAAGAAGCACGTAACTACCTTAAGAATCTGACCGACGATGTTAAGTGGATATACTTGACCTACGAAGGGGAAAGAGGGAGAGAAAAATTTCACGTGCAAGATTTTGAAATACCAGAAAAAGAACGTATATTACATTTAGACACGTCTAAGTTATCAATATCCGAATGCGTAGATGCAATAAAACGCTATACTAATGAAGAACTACCTAGCTAAAGCAGAACATAAGTCCGGAGAGTGGGCAATGTTCATCGGGAGATGGCAGCCCTGGCATTCTGGGCATAGATGGTTAATTGATCAAGCTCTCGAAGAAGGAAAAAAGGTACTTCTCTGTATTCGCGATGTCCCTGTTAGCGAGAAGAACCCGTGGACGGCTCAAGAGATTCTTATGAACCTATCGAGCGAACTAAGAGATCTCCTAGAAACAGGAAAATTACATATCATGAAAATTCCCGATATCGAATCGGTTAATATCGGAAGAGGAATAGGCTACGACGTAATAGAACATGTACCTCCTCAAGAGATCCATGATATATCTGCAACCAAAATCCGTGAACAAATGAAACAGGAGGGAAAATTATGATAGACGTAAAAGTAAGGTGGAATACCCAGTGTAAGGATAATCATAGCTTTTGGCGAATACTAGTCGACGGACAAGAACGTATTTGCTCAAATGTTATCTTTCAACTCCCTGTACATACAACCCGAGATACAGTCTGGGATTCGATTAGGAATCAAGAAGTTGAAAAACACCACGTAAGCTGTACTGCAGTAGAGGTAATTTGGAAGGGAGATGTAGTAATAGTAAGATGATAGTTGAAAGAAAACGACATATAGCAAAAACCGTAAGCTATCGAGTTATCAGCACTCTAATTGGCTTTATAATAATGTGGGGAGTATCAGGTTCAGTCAAAATAGGTGCGGCATTTGGTATCGCCGAACTAGTCTATAAGCCTATTCAATACTATATACACGAAAGGATATGGTATAGGTGGATTAATTACGGACTTAGGAAAGAAGAAGATAGAAAGGTTTAATTCTGCAAGTTTAGTAGATATTTATATATTAGATCCCATAGATTCAATACTATTTATTACCAAATAACTAAACCATGGTACTTAGTAAGATCATCAACAAGTTGAAGAGTCTTTTCATTAAGCCTGAGCCTGAAGTTGAGACCCCTGTTCTAGAAGTACAGCCTGCTGAAGTCAAAAAACCACGTAAGAAAGCAGCCAAAAAAGTTACAAAATAAATAAAACATGGAAAAACAGACATTATCTCCAGAAGAGTTACAAGAGTTTCAAAACAACAGACAAGAGGCCGCTCGTCTAGCGGCAATTCTAGGTGAGTTACATTTTCAAAGAACTCTACTTGATCTCGAATTAGAGAACCTAAAAGAAGCTATTAAATCTAATGCACTTAAACAGCGCGTGCAACTTAAACAGCTTGGAGAAAAGTACGGTGATGGCAGTATTGATCCCGAAACTGGAGATATCTCTCCGCTTCCTGCATAAGTGAGTACTCCTTGGGAATAAATTAGGTTTTGCCTTTATGGACTGATATTTATTACTAGAAATAAATTATTAAAATGGCAGAAGCATTAATTTCACCAGGTGTATTCCTAAGAGAAAACGACCTTTCCCAGGTAACTGCAGGTCCAGTAACAGTAGGAGCCGCCTTAATCGGTCCAACCGTTGTAGGTAGACCTAATATCCCAACACTCGTAACTTCCTATTCTCAGTATAAAGCTAGATTCGGAACTACCTTTGTATCTAACAGTAACACCTACGAGTATTTAACTTCGCAAGCCGCTTATAACTACTTCCAACAAGGAGGTACTTCACTTCTTGTAACGAGAGTTGCTAGTGGATCCTATACAGCAGCGACTTCATCCCTTATCCCTTGTAGTCTTGCTGGCGAGACTCCTTTCGTACTTGAAACCCTTTCAGTAGGTACTATTATGAACAATAACCAGGGTGCAACAACAGCACTCAACGGTATTCTACCTTCAGGGTCTATAAATAATATTAGATGGCAAGTTACTCAAGCCGATTCAGCTTCCGGCCTCTTTACTCTTTTGATTAGAAGAGGAGATGATTATACAGCCAACCAAACCGTACTTGAGACTTGGACAAACCTTTCTCTTGATCCTAATCAGAATAACTATATTGCCTACGTAATCGGTGATCAAACCCAAACCGTAGCTACAGATAGCGATGGACAGCAATATTTAGAGATTACCGGTAGCTATCCTAACTCATCATTATATGTACGTGTTAGAAACGTTAACCTACCGACTCCTAACTACCTAAATCCACAAGGCCGTCCTTATGCCGCCTACACCGCCTCAATTCCTTTGAACGGTAGCGGATCTCAAAACGGTGCTTTCGGTGGTGCTGTAGGTCCCTTGTACGGTTGTTTCGGTCTTGCTCCATTGAACTTATTCGAGCAAATCCCAACTATAACTTCAGTAGGTTCTAACTCAGCAACAAATATTCAAGGTGTATTCCCTGACAATTACGCTACTGCTATCAATTTGCTGGCCAATCAAGACCAGTACGTATATGATTCGATATATGCTCCAGGTATCACAAATCAAAACGCTACCTCAATAATCAGTAGCCTTCTTGCAATGGTTCAGAATCGTGGAGATGCTATTGCAGTAGTTGATATGGTTGGATATAATCAAGCCATTAACCTTGTAACTACAGCAGCGCAGTCTTACGACAATAGCTATGGTGCTACATATTGGCCATGGTTACAGGTTCGCTCAATCGAAACCGGACGTCTGAACTTCGTACCTGCTTCAGTAATTATCCCCGGAGTATACGAGTACAACGATAAGGTATCAGCTGAGTGGTTTGCACCCGCTGGTCTAAATCGCGGAGGTCTTCCAACTGTAATCCAGCCTGAAAGACGTCTAACTGTAGGTCAACGTAATACATTATATACAGGTCGCGTTAACCCAATCGCAGTATTCCCCGGTCAAGGTACAGTAGTATATGGACAAAAGACACTACAAGCTCGTGCTTCTGCACTAGATAGAGTGAATGTACGTCGTCTATTGATCGCCCTTAAGAGCTATATCGGTCAGATTGCCCAGACTTTGGTATTCGAGCAGAATACAGCCGTTACACGTAATCGTTTCCTATCTCAAGTTAATCCATATCTTGATTACGTACAACAGCGTCAAGGTCTATATGCCTTCCGTGTAGTAATGGATGAGACCAATAATACACCAGATGTAATTGACCGTAACCTTCTTGTAGGTGCTATTTACCTACAGCCTACTAGAACAGCTGAATTCATTCAACTTGATTTCAACATCTTACCAACCGGTGTTACGTTTGGTGCATAAAATAAAAAATAACTCTAGATGAAAAATAACACAAAAGTTAGATTGCATTTATCAAAGCAATTGTTCGAATCACTTGCCAAGCAGGTATTGACTGAAGCCAAAGGTGATATGTCAGGCGGTGCTTATACCGAGGCCGTTAAAACACCTAAAGGTGAGAAGAAAGAAAAAGCACCTAAAGAAGAGGCTAAAGCCGATAAAGGAGCAAAAGCTGAAAAGCATAGCGATAAGAAGGTAAGACCGGAAGCGCTAAATTTGTCTAAGAATGATCAGCCTAACATGGTGTATAACATAAGTGATTTCAAGAAAAAGCTTCTTGATCTAGCCAGGCAAGTAAGCCTTATGAAGGGCCTCGATAGCTCTGAAATCGGCGCAATAATCGCACTTCTAGACGACGTAATCGATAAGGTACAGAAGGGAAGTATCGTCAATCCTCTTAAAGCCGCAACCAAAACGTTTAAGGCAACTACTGGTGGTGTAAAGAAAGAGATGGAGACCATTACAGCTGAAGGAGATGAGATAAATGAGCTTGACCCCCAAACTATGAGTGCTATGCAGCAAGGATTTACGCACTTACCTCCTGGAGGTGTTTTAGCTCAATTGACTGATTACCTTCCTGTTCTAATTGCCGCTTTAGGAGGCGCTGTTGCTCTAGGAGGTAAACTTAAAAAAGCAGGCGTTTCAGATAAAGACGCAGCTAAAGCAGTAGAAGCAGCAAAAAAAATAGAGAAGGAAGCTAAGTAATAGGTTCTGTACTAATAGATATTTATATAAAACAAGAATAAAATGCCAGTACTAGATCCAAATGAAATAATGTTCACGGCCTATGAACCAACGGTTCAGAACCGGTTTATCATGTATATTGACGGCATTCCTTCTTTCATGATTAAGAGTGCTACAGCACCCAATATCAACTTGAATGAGGTAAAGCTAGACCACATTAATATCTACCGGAAGATCAAGGGTAAGGCCGAATGGCAAGATATGACCCTTAACCTTTACAATCCTATCTCTCCTTCTGGACAGCAGGCCTGTATCGAGTGGATACGTTTATCACACGAATCCGTAACTGGACGTGACGGATATTCTGACTTCTATAAAAAGGATTTGAATCTATCAATCCTTGGACCTGTAGGCGACGTGGTTTCTGAGTGGATTATTAAGGGAGCTTTCGTTAAGACTGCAAACTTCGGATCTTACGATTGGTCAAATCAAGACGCAATTACCATAGAATTAGGTATCGGAATGGATTACTGTATCCTCAACTATTGATATCTCATTGATTCTCAACACATTAGAAGCCGCCTAAAAAGCGGCTTTTTTTATGAATCTTACAGAAACCCTAATATTCATAACTCATTGATTCTCAATAAGATATATCACTGTAAAAAGTTGTTTCCTATGGGGTTATCCGTTATATTTAGGTATAAAAATCAATGTTATGTTTGACTTTATGGACAGAATTACGGCCTACGATGTAGGAGTTATTATCGGGCTTTTTATAGCCTTCTTTATGGTTAGGTTTATATGGTTTGTGTGTGTTATGGTTAAGTGCGGTATTGAGAAGATAGTTATGAAAGTATTAGGGTGGCTAGGTCTAGAAAGTACTGCTTTCGGCCAGTTTGTAGGAGCCTTCTTCCGTAGACTAGGTAACCTTATGACTAGGTTTAAGTGGACTGACCCTAAGTATGATTTCAATAGAAGCTCTTACGAGTCTCTTGATGCAATGTATAACGGAACCTGGACCTCGGAGTTAGAGGCCGAGATTAGTAGACGAGATAATATGAGAGAGGTTTGGGATAATATTAGAGTATCTATTGTATGGATCCTTGTATTTATTGCAGTTACTATCTACGCCGACCCCTGGAACTGGAATTTGTTCTAGAATAGGTAAAAAAACTCATACTTGATATATTTATGTATATATAACATAAATCAAGATTATGAGTACACAAACCAAGTTATCGCTACCTACTGAAACAGTAGAACTCCCTTCCAAAGGGCTTTTGTATCCCTTAGATAACCCTTTATCCTCAGGGGTTATTGAAATGAAGTACATGACAGCAAAAGAGGAAGATATCCTCTCTAACCCAAACTATATAAGGCAGGGTACAGTTTTCGATAAGTTACTTAACTCACTTATCGTTTCTAAAATCAACTACGACGATCTAACTGTAGGCGATAAGAACGCAGTTCTAATAGCGGCCCGTATCCTTGGTTATGGAAAAGATTACCACGTTAAAATGGCACATCCTGTAACCGGAGAGGATGAAGCGATCAGTATCGATCTCTCTACTTTAAAGAATAGAGATGTAGATTACAGTACATACAGTAACATTAACGAATTCACATTTACTCTTCCAGCTTCTCAAAACGAAATTACTTTTAAAATTCTCACACACGGAGATGAAAGAATCATCGAGGAAGAACTAAAGGGCTTGAAAAAAGCTAATTTATCTGCCGAAGTAACTACAAGATTAAAACAAACAATCATTGCCGTTAATGGCGATAGAGATAAGAAGACTGTAAGGGATTTCATTGATAACTACCTTCTAGCAACAGATGCTAGAGCCTTCAGAGATCATATAAAAAAGATATCTCCTGATTTAGACCTCACTTTTACTTTCGTCGGCTCCGACGGCTACACACAGGAGGGTGTAGAGATACCATTAAATATTTCCTTTTTTTACCCTACCGCCCGAGTATAGATCAGATTTATTCCGACAAATACACGAGATAGTTTTCTTTGGTAAAGGAGGCTACGACTGGGACACGGTCTATAATATGCCTATCTGGCTACGTAGATTTACGTTCAATAGTATGAACGAATTTTACGAAAAAGAACGTGAAGAATATAATAAAGCAGCCGGTAAAGGAGAAATGATTACCGAAAAGACTAAATCGTTTAAATCTCCTATTCCAGATGCTATAGCAAGTAAACCCGTCTATAAGTCGAAAGTAAGTAGACCTGATGTACCTAATCCTACTCAAAGCACACCTATATATACTAGCAAAGCAGGTAAAAAATAACTGTTATTCATATTTATATCTATAGATAAAGTATGGCTAGAAGAAGAGCAAGATTTACACGTGGAGCTGGTACTGGCGCAACTGGCGGCGGAGCTGGAGGCACTACACCGCCTCCTGGACCTACTGGCAGCAACGCCAATACTACCGAAGCCGAAAAACTCAATGCCGTATTCGGTACAATGAGAGATACGCTAAGAGCAATTAGCAGTATCATTGGAGATGATATGAGAGATGCTCTCCAGGGCCTTGATATCGATACTCAAAAAGTAGGTAAGAGTATTGCCCGAGATTTTACAAAAGAGCTAAGAAATGCAGTAAGTGAAACTAATAAGTTAAAAGATAAAAACAAAGACCTCCTAAAAGACCTCTCATCTGTTGCATCGGTAGAAAAGGCGATTCTAGCAAACAAACAAAAACAAGAAAGGCTAGCTGAACAGTTATTTGATTTTGAATTATTGATAAAAGGTACAGCAGCCGAGCATAGTCAAGCAGCAAGTGATATAAGGAATAGTTACTGGAATGCATTGGAAGCAATAAAGATGCAAGGCGCAGAATATGATAAGTTACTAAAAAAAGCAAAACGTTTTGAAACCTCAATGGGAGGTCTAGCTGTTGTCATGAAAACAATAGGAGGGCTACCTTTCATAGGCCCTCTAATATCCCAGCTAACAAAAGGTGAAAAAGTCCTAGAGTCGATGAAAAAGAAAGCCGAAGAAGGCGGCTCTAAAATGGAAGTCTTCGCTGAAGGTTTGATGCAGCTCGGAACCAATTTCGGAATTGGTATGCTAGGTTTGCTTGCAAAAGGATTTGAAACTCTTGTAAAGCTCGCAATACAGTTCAATCAAAAGGCATTCGATTTTGCTAAGAATCTAGGAGTATCAGTAAGCGAGGCAGGAAAATTACATGGCCAGTTAATGGCGATTGCACATAGCAATTTCTTACTTTCGAAAGAGGTTACCGAAACGTACTCCCAGTTAACAAATACTTTTGGATTTTTAGTACCTGCCAATAAAGCATTTGCTGAAACCGCTGCATTAGTTCAAAAACGTATTGGCGCTTCAGCCGACCAAATGGCTGCACTAGCAACAGCTTCTGCTATTTCAGGCAAGAAGTTAAACCAAACTTACGGTATTTTGCAGGCTAGTGCAAAGATAGAAGGAGCAAGAAATAAGCTAGCCCTTACACAAAGACAGATATTAGACGGTATTGCTAAAACTAGTGCAACCGTACTAATGAATTTTAAAGGAGATATAGAAGCCTTAAGTGCAGCTATAGTTAGAGCTACAAAGTTAGGAACTACTCTAGAACAAGTTAATAAACAAGCTAGCAGTCTCTTAGATTTTGAATCAAGTATTAGTAGTGAAATAGAATCTCTCTTTTTCTCT